TGCCAATCGGTAATTGTTGCATACATCATAGCCTCCTTTGCCGTAACTAAGACTGGGTTAGCACAAAAATGACACGCGGCCAAAAAATATGCGCATTCATTGAGCATTACTGCCTAATCCCAGAAGACGCTCAGGTGGGTCAGCCAATTAAGCTGATGAAGTTTCAGCGCAAGTTCATTCTGGATGTGTTTGATAACCCGCATGGCACCAGTCGCGCTTACCTGTCAGTGGCGAGAAAGAACGGCAAGTCCGCACTGATCGCAGCCATACTGCTGGCGCATTTGGTTGGACCAGAAGCAAGGCAAAACAGCCAGATCATTAGTGGTGCTAGATCACGCGATCAGGCCAGCTTGGTTTTCAAACTAGCTGAAAAAATGGTCAGACTGTCGCCGGAGTTATCAAAGATTGTGCGGATCGTACCATCGCAAAAGATGCTGGTTGGTTTGATTTGTAATGTTGAATTTAAAGCCATAAGCGCAGAGAGCGGGACTGCGCACGGGCTCTCACCCGTCTTGGCCATCTTAGATGAGCTAGGGCAAGTACGCGGTCCCCACGATGCATTTGTTGAAGCAATTGAAACTGCACAGGGCGCTCATGCTAACCCGTTACTTATCGCGATTTCTACGCAAGCTGCCACGGATGCTGACCTCTTTAGCATTTGGCTGGATGACGCGGCGGCTGCAAAAGATCGGCGCATTGTTTCGCACGTTTATACGGCTCCGAAAGATTGCGAACTTTCTGACCAGAAAGCGTGGAAAATAGCGAACCCTGCGCTGGGTAAGTTTCGCTCAAAACAAGATATGAAGGATTTTGCCAAGCAAGCTGAAAGGCTCCCGGCAAAAGCAAACTCTTTCCGCTGGCTATTCCTCAATCAGCGGATCGAGGCTCAGTCTCCGTTTCTGTCACGCGCAGAATGGGAGGCGTGTTGTTCTCCTGCACTTGTCGAGGCTGGTGATGTTTGTTTCGCTGGCCTCGACCTTTCGGCAAGTCGAGATTTAACGGCGCTGGTTTTGGTATTTCCAAAAGATGACCAGCTGCACGTTGTTCCGCATTTCTGGCTGCCAGAGGACGGGCTGAGGGATAAGGCACAGAGCGAAAAGGTGCCTTGGGATATATGGGCTGAACAAGGTTACTTAACGACCATAGCGGGGCCAGTTATTCAGCCAGAGGTGATCGCCAGAACGGTGGCAGAGATAGCTGAGGAATATCAGCTGCAGCTGCTGGCTTATGACAGGTGGCGCATTAATGACTTTAGGCGCGAGCTAGAAAAGATCGGCAGCGACATTCCCATGCAGCCGTTTGGCCAAGGCTTTCGCGATATGTCGCCAGCGGTCGATAAGGTTGAGCAACATGTTGCAGAGCGCAAGCTGTGCCACGGCGGCAACCCGATCCTTAACATGTGCGCAGCTGGAGCGGTTGTTCAAAGCGATCCTGCGGGCAACCGCAAACTGCACAAGTCGAAAAGCTACTCAAAGATTGATGGGCTGGTGGCGCTGGCCATGGCTCTTGGATCAATGAGCGCAGAAGATATGACAATGCCAACAAGCCCGTGGGACGATCCTGAGTTTAAGATGGCGGTTTAGACTTCAGACATAATAGAAAGAATTGGTCCCATGGTTTCTTCCACCATTGAAGCACCATGTGACGCAGTATCTTTTTTGCGCTGTTCTTGTAGTTTCGCGCGCTCTTCTTGAGCGTCTGTTTCGGATGAATAAATGATAACCGATTGATGAGTGTTTTCATCAATCTTAAACCAGATAATATCTTCAGCTTTAGTGTTCGACTTATGCCCACGGTGCCACCCTTGCATCGTTTCTGCGTTTGGAACGCCTTCAGGCCAAGACCACTTTGTGTGAACTGCATACTTCGCCATTTTATTATCTCCCTTGTAAAAGATAAGACTAGGAAACCACAGCATGGGTCTGTTTGACAACTTTAAAAAAGTCGAGGTCCGGTCACTCGAAAACCCTAATATCCCCGTGTCTGCCGATAACTTCCTGCACCTAATGGGGTGGGGCGATTTTAACTCTAGCTCAGGCGTTGTCGTAAACGTTGAAAACGCGTTGGGCGTTCCAGCCATCTGGGCTGCCGTCAACTTTATTAGCGGCACTTTGGCCAGCTTACCTTTAGAGGTTATACGGCGCACACAGAGCGGCACAGAGCGCGTAACTGACGGGATGGGTACTTGGCTTGATCGAGCCGTAAACCCCTCTCTGAGCAGCTTTGCGTGGCGCAAATATAGCTTTGAGCAAACACTGACGGGTGGCCGATCTGTTACGCTAATCGTGCGGAACGGGCAGGGCGTGATTACCGACTTGGTGCCGCTCGATCCAACCGATTTGAGCGTCTACTCTAAGACCAGTGAGCAAGGCTATCCGACAAAAGGCTACAGAACCAAAACGGCAATCTATGAAGCTACAGAGATCATCGATCTGAGCTTCATGCTCAAACACAATATGATCGATGTGCGCGGCCCGATCATGACCAACAAGGACGTCATTGGGCTGGCAATTGCATCATCGCGCTACGGATCAAAAGCGTTCCAATCTGGCGGCATTCCACCAGTTGCGCTGCAAGGTCCGTTTGCCAGTGGTGCAGCAGCTCAGCGCGCGTCAGAGGATGTTGCCAATGCCACGATCAAACTGGCCCGTGAGGGTCGCCGCGTCATGGCATTACCCGCAGGGCATGAGCTAAAATCAATCGGGTTTTCGCCAGAGGAAATGCAGCTGATTGAGTTGCAGAAATTCTGCATTGAGCAAGTGGCGCGGATATATTCACTGCCGCCTGTGTTTCTGCAGATTTATCGACTGGCACGTTCAGCAATGTTGAGCAGCAGGATTTGCATTTCTTCAAGCATACGCTACGGCGCTGGATTGAGCAGGCCGAGCAGGAAATGAATCTTAAGCTATTTGGCCGTGAGAGCTATATGAGCGTTCGGTTTAACGTGGATAGCTTACTGCGCGGTGATTTGAAAACCCGCATGAAAGCTCATGCGACCGCGATCCAGAACGGCATTAAGACGTCAAATGAGGTGCGGGATTTGGAAGAATTAAAACCCCGCCAAAATGGCGATGACCTACTGATCCAAGGTGCGACCGTGCAGATTGGAAGCCAGCCCAACGCTGAAGAGGAATAACCAAATGGAAAACCGTGAAAGCCGGGTCTCCACTACATTTGAGGTGCGAGCCGACGAAATTAAACTTTAAGTTAATTGTATATAATATTGATATAGCTTTATTAAAATATAATATAATGTCAGATAAGCTGGCGCATGATCGTGAAATGAAAGACGTTAAAGAGGCGCTGCGGTCCATAGCAGCCAAGCTGGATAGCATCGAGCAGGCTTTACGAGACAAATAATATTAAGCCACTGATTTTGCAGTGCCTAGCTTCTGAAGTGAAGCAATCACCCCATAAATTTAAAGGAATTTGCGATGCTGGCTGAACTGGCAGCGGGCAACGCCGCCTATGCAACGATCTCCAAATTCATCGCCAACGGCAAAGAAATATCCGATGTGCTGGCTCCACTTAAAAACCTTATCGGAGCAGAAGAATAATTAAAAGCACGCGGTAACCGTAGGAAAGATAGACTTTTTTCTAAAGTTATGGGTAAGTCAGCTGATGACTTTGATGAGTTTTTGGCGCTTGAGCAAATAGCTGAAAAGCGCAAGGAGCTGGAAAGCATGTGCCGCCTATACGCCAAGCCCGGCACTTGGGATAAATTTATCGCTTACGAACGCAAAATGCGCATCCAGCGAAAGCAAGAAGCCGAGGCGAGGCAACGCCAAATAGCAGCAACCATTCGCTATATTTCATGGGGCGTAATTGCTGCGATCAGCATTGGCGGTTTTGCCTTGCTGTATTTTTTCACTGAATTTCTGCGAGGTTTAAAATGACAATAGCAATGGAACGCATACTGGCGTGGAAACTACTGCCGCGCGTTATGATGGCGGTGATGTGCTACGCATATCTAGACGTCTTAAACTGGTTTATGACGCTGCCGCCAGATGCCATGACATCCCAAGCCACTGCACTGACTGCGACTGTGACGGGTGCCATGACAGGTGCCTTTGCCGTTTGGCTGGGGCATGAGAAGTAGTTAGCTTGAAGTCACAATCAACCGTTTAGCAAGTTAGTACGCTGCTCTTCCTCGACGTAGAAACAATTTACGTCTCCCTCATGCGCAAAAATATCAATTAACTCTCTATGTTCAAGGTGCGTGTCACGCTGTGCGACAGCGCGGTCAGCGGCTTCTTTATGATCATAAACTGAAATCGTAATCTGTGATTTTTCAGATGTTTCAACGGAAACGAAAGAACGAATTTCGGGAAACACAGTTTTCATATTTACACTTAGATTTGTTATCACTTTGTGCATTTCTTCACGGCTTTCAAACTCGACCATGTTGATCCTTGCGTAAGGCATGCTGTTTTCTCCTTTTTAGTTTGTTCAAATCGTAACCAAAGGCTCCCAAAATGAAAGAATTACTTAGTGGCCTGATAGGCCCAGTGACTGGTATCATTAACAAAGTGGTGCCAGACAAGGATGAAGCTGCGCGCTTAGCACATGAAATAAGCACGATGGCTGACCGTCATGCGCAGGAATTGGCGTTGGCTCAGGTCGAGGTGAACAAAGCAGAAGCTGCTGGAAATTGGTTTCAAGCGTCTTGGCGACCTCTCTGTGGCTATGTCTGTGTGCTGGGCCTAGCCGTAAATTTTCTAATCTCTCCTATCGCTGCAGGTTTTGGGTTTGTGGTTCCACAGGCCGATATGTCCACGATGTTGCCTGTCCTTACCGGGATGCTTGGTTTGGCTGGAATGCGGAGCTGGGAGAAAAGCAAAAGGATCGCGAAATGAAAAAGAATTTTGACCGCTGCTTGGAAATGCTGCTGCATCATGAAGGTGGCTTTACCGCAGATAAGTTTGATCCC